TCATGTACGGACACGCATCGGAATGCTGATCAGCTTTCACTCCGGATTGCTGTACACTTTCCCTTAGCTAGAGGGGAACTGGCGTTAAGTAACCACTCAGTCAATGTGTCCATCAATAGGCTGGATTCTGCCAATGGCTTGCTCAAACTATCTTCCGATAGACCAACGACCACTCTCCAGCCTACTAAAAGAGACATATTATATCTGGTCTGCTTCTAACTCCTCCTTGAGAATTGACCTGCTTGCATCAATCTTGTTTGCCAAGTGACCAAGACGATCAATCTCTGATCTAAGTTTAGTCTCAGTCATTACTTTCTTAGCTAAGTGAGCGGATACAGGCTCATTGATATTAATTTTGCCCTTACTCATGAATAAAAGATAAGACCTCTGACCTACAGTCAATTCCTTGTTTGTAGGATTCAAGCAAATGCCCATCTTATCGTTTGCATCATCACGATGCATAAGTCTGCGATTCTCGCCGTTCATATCTTCAATGTACTGACCTACTTGAACTGCCAAGCCTAATTGTCGCAACGCCTTTGCTCTTTTTGCGGTAACGTATCTTCCACTATTTACTAGATTACTCATAACATTTCTCCTGTTCAGGATTTACTTTGTTTAACCTACGATCTTTTTTGCCGTAGATTTTGGAGGAAGGTTTAATCTTCAGACCAAACCTCTTCCTCCAGTTATGTCTGGTCTGTTTACTAATCATGCGAATACTATGCCAATCTTAAAAAAAGTTTATAAATTAATTATTAATTACTGTAATTACTAGATATGCTGTCATTAAAAATGTACCAAGCCTAATTAATGTAACTCCCCAATCGTATAGAATTGATTCGTTCTCTTTTTGGTACTGTTCCATTAGCTCATTAAATTGTTTCTGTTTCATACATCTCCTTTCAGATATAATAATGATTCAAGAGGTGTGCCAAACTTTACGAACCCCAAAGATTGCCTCTGGTTTGTGATCCATCCATGCTTCGCCTTTAAGTAGTTTCCTTAGTTCAGACCTGCATTCATCAGAACATACATGAACAGAATCTTCAGGATTGTTCCACCATTTACTGACATCATGTTTTGATCTTACGCCTGTTTTATAACAATATGAACATATCATATATTCCTTAGTGGTAAAATGTTCCTAGCAGAATTTGCCTACTAGGAAGTTATTGCCTATATTGTGGGATACTGATTCTCCCATGTTGTGAACCAATGCCGATGTTTGAATGATACTTCCATTCCTGACTTAAATTTATTGGATTTGTCTGCGACATTTATACACCAATCATCCCATAACTTTTCACCTCCTCCAAGTGAAGATACTACATCCAGATATTGTTTACGTTTCTTCGCCTTGATGTCCTCTGACTTTAATTTCTTATTGTAGTCAGTAATTTTGGGATTAATTTTATGCCATTTAAGATTGTTTGAATCAAGGCAAGCGAATGCCTTGTTTCCTGTAGCTAGTAGAGCAAGAAAATTTGCCTTAGCTAATCCTAAACCTTCTGCTTCAAGAAATAATTTCAATATCTTGTCAGGAATATTCTTTTTACTACGTAATATTTTCATCATATTATCGTAATAATATTTTTTGTTATTCCTGAAATGCAGGATGTAATCTTTCCTCCATTCCAGAGTATCATCCTTAACAAATCCTACCTCGTCAAATTGTGTTGCGATGCGATCAAGATTCTCTGTATTTTGTTGAACCGTACCATGCACCAGAACTGAACATCTATATAGATTATCTGGACTTGCCTGACAATATTCCGCAATGAATGCGTTATCGTCTTTAAACATATGATCTCCTGTTTTTGGTTGCGGTATCCATTAGTGAATACCTCAAAGCATACCAGCAAAATGTGTGCCGATATGCTTCAAGCTATTAACTCCAGTAAGGATTAAAAATATATGGCTCATTGCCAACATTAAGATCAAACTCAAGCTGAACCGCATCAGAGGTGTGGTCTTTACTAGGATAAAGTTTGTTGTAAAGACGTTCCTTCTTTTCGTTTAGCTCATCGTTTGCTACGTCTTCGGCTCTCTTGTATGCGTCAATATAATCGTCCATTTTTTTCTCCTGTTTAGATTAAATCAATATGCTCAGTTATAACCATCCTTCCGCCAATTTTCCAATGGTCTATATGGCTTTGAAGGTTTTCACCATAGGGCAAGACCCATTCAGCCCAACCCCATTCTTCATTCTCAAAAAAGAATAATCTCAGTCTACACATATTATCTCCCGAATAAATGGTTGAAATTTACTTCATCACTCCATCTGAAGCCATCATCGCAAACGGTACCATTTGCAATACCTTCACGTTCCTGTTCCCATTCCAATTGGTTATTAACTACGTCTTCTGGACTTGGATCGTTACTAGCATTTATACTAGCTATTGCATCTATCAATAACATATTATCTCCTGTTAGGTTACGGTATTCATTAGTAAATACCTCAAATCCCTCCGATGGTCTGAGAGGGATTCAAGCTATCGGCTATTCTTCCTCCGATTCGTTGTAGTTCCTGATCTTTTCAACGATCCAATCAGGATTGTTTCTATGGAATTCTGCTTGAGCTAACATGGTGCCTATTGCAGATTCTAGATCGTCTTCCAGATCACAACCTTCAACGCCAATTGGTTGATACCTTCCCATGTACTTCGCAAGGAATGGGAAATTATTATACAATTCAATACCAAGTTTCTCCTCCAATTCGCAGTCTCGATCTGATGGCGGATTGCCATCCTTACTGTCAGGTCTAACAACAACTAATTCTAGATTCTCGTTGATTACTTCGCTTGCTAATACTTTCATTGTGTCTCCTTTTATTGGGTTGATTAACTATTAGTTTTTACTTTGCAAACCATGTCCCTGAGTGCATTCTTTAATGCTTCCTCAGATTTTTTGTAGTATTCTAATTCCTCCTTCAGATTAGTGATTTCCTTATTGAGTGCCTGAATACATTCAGTCTCATTTAACATCGTGAAATCTTTCATAAGTCTCCTGTTCTGGCTTTATCGCCATGATACCTAGATTGAATACCTAGTATACCTAGAGATGCACCATTGATACCAATGATGCATCCTTACTACACTAGATCATATCTGACTTGATCGCCTCCTCCTTAGCATATTGTTTGTATCGCTCAACGTGAGCAATGAATTGATCATGATCCATGAATCCTGTGATGGTCATAATGTCCTGATTTGGAAACCAAGTATTCTGGATCGTTGTTAGTGTCTTCCATTCATCGGAAGACCATCTCTTCTTACTTGCTGAACTAATCGCCATGGTGTCTCCTATAAGTTACGGTTACGTGATGTTGCTTCCTCTGGATTAAGCCTATGCATACTCCTTACTCTGGATGGTCTGCGAGGCGGATAGGTCTTCTGATTGGATTCTCTCTTTGCCTTTGTTGGAATGATTGTGATTATACCTCCATTGGCAAGGAATGCCTGAGTAGCTTCTGCTACATCGTCTCTCGTCAATTCATCTACCATGTTGTCTCCTTATATGGTATGATTAAGTTTGATTACCCATACCTTTATTAGTATGGATCACAAATTCTACTCCGATCTACAGAGATGTCAATCTAATAATTTAAAAAATAAATTGGTAATAATATGTCAGACAAATTAACCAAGAAAGAATTAATGTTTTCAATAGCTTATGCCTCCAATGGTAATGCTTCTGAATCTGCTAGGTTAGCAGGGTATGCTCCAGCAAATGCAGGTAAACAAGGATACGCACTCCTCCAAAAAACTAGAATAAAGGAGGAGGTGTTAAGGAGAGAGCGAGAACTTTTACAGTCTCATGGCTTAACCAAGTCAGGAGTGCTAAGTGATCTAATTGATCTGTATAATCAGGCAGTTACAACTGAAGCATTAGGTGTGGCGAGGGATTGTCTCAAGCTATTAGGAATGGAAGTAGGCTTGTTTCAGCCTGAGAAAAAGGTAGAACATCAACACAATGTGACGTTTGAGCAGTTACTTAAGGAATCAACATTAAAAGACATAACTCCAGAAAAGCCAGCAATAACAGTTAATTAAGTCTGGTCCCGTTGCAGTTTCCTGAGATTCTGCAACAGATTGGTTGGATTGGATCGATAAACTGCACCAAAACCGGGATAAGTTACTGAAATGATAGTGAAAAAATATGGATCGGGGGGGCACGGAGCCTCCCCACCCCCCATATCATACATAAAGTAGTTTAAGTCACTTCTACACCCTTGCATATTTATATGTTTTGACAGAAAATATTACAGGGCTTTGTCTCCAGCCCTAGACAGCCCTGACCCCCCTTAGTACCTCGGTTGGGGCTGTCACCTTTTTTTGGTGGACATTTTTAAGACATTTTTAAGACATTTAATAAGGATTTTTATATATGGAAACACTTTTAGCAGTTTTTGGAGCCAAGTGGTGTTGTGTATTTGCAAGCACCTGTGGCGGTCTAACTAATGGATTAGTTCATAAATGGACAGGTTGGATGATGGAAGCAAAGAATTTAGCAATAGCGGCTGTTGTTGGTTGGATTGCGGCAGAATTTTTCATTCCAATGTTAATGGAACAATTTGAATTTGGGCCATATACGGCCCTAGCTATAGCTTTTCTTATAGGGTATAGTGGAATAAGACTTCTTCCTCATTTAGAAAAGAAGGTCTTTAAAAAATTAGATAAGGTTATAGATTCAATTGATGATTAAGATGCCTCAGAAGAGAAGGAGGCATAGGCATATAATAGATATTATGGAAGAAAAAAAGAAAAAAACAATACTAGCAATATGGGGAGTGGGAGTAGCTATGTCCATATTGCTCTTATGGGTATTTCTACAATATATGTAGGGGTATGCAACATACAGTCTTAGATAATTTTTTAGACGAAGAATATTTTAATAATTTAGCCTTTCTTATTTGTGACAAGGGTCGCTCAAGAAACCGTGGCGATTCACCTCCAGAGTTCTCTTGGTTTTTTCAATCAGATATTGAAGGGATTGATGGTGTGCCGGGTAAATCGTTCTATATGACTCATATGATATACGAGGATAATAGGCCGACCAGTAAATATTATGACTTAATGTTCCCATTACTGGATAAATTAGGAGTAAACTGTTTATTGAGGGTAAAAGCAAATCTTTATCCACGGACAGAAACAGTATATGAACATAGAAAGCATTCAGATAAAGATTATCCTCATTCTGGAGCTATTCTTTCTTTAAATACCTGTGATGGGTATACAAAGTTGCATGACGGAACTAAGGTTGACAGCGTTGCAAATCGTGTGCTGTTGTTTGACCCAAGCAAAGAACATTGTTCAACAACCACGAGCAATGAGCCAGCTAGATTTAATATTAATATAAACTATATTCAGGAACAACGTGTGTAAATGTAAGGACTGTAAATGCAACCCATGTAATTGTTAATAATTACTAATGGAAGAAAAGGAGATAATAGAGCTTATACGGAAGCTAAAGTCCGATCCTCTTCTCTACTTTGAAAATTGTTTAAAAATTCAGAATTTTGGGACAGGGGAACTTATACCGTTTAAGCTAAATGAGGTGCAACAGATTATGCATTCTATGATGCAGAGACAGTTATCTGAACATAATCATGTCAGAATGATTGTCCTAAAGGCTCGTAGATTCGGCATATCCACATATGCACAGGCACGGTACTTCCGTCATGCCGCTATGAACCATAATAAGGTGGTACAAATCACCACCCATAGTAAGGCGGCTACAGATGTCATGTTTGCCATGACACGCACAATGGAACAGAATCTTCCTAAAGAAATAAAGCCCCAGCTTAAATATAGTGGTAGGAGAGACTTGCATTGGGGTAGTGAGGAGGGTGGCCTTAATTCATCATATTCCCTCTCAACCGTAGGGGGGCGTGAAGTACGTGGTAGTAAGATAGATTATCTACATTGTAGTGAAGTAGCATCTTGGTCGGGAGGCGGTGAAGATTATTTACTTGGGCTTCTCAATTGTGTAGTACAGGGTTTTGAAACAGAAGCAGTTATTGAGTCTACTGCTCAAGGTGTGGGTGGCGTATTCCATGATATGTACTGGGATGCGGCAGAAGGCAATTCAGGGTGGGAAAGTGTCTTCTTTCCGTGGTATATATACAGCCACTATTCTAAGCCGTTTGATTCAGAGGAAGATAAGGAGACATTCAGGAAAGAGTTAGGACAGGATAAACGGTACGGAGGGGAAGAAGAATACGCATTACTTGGTATATCCTGTCAGTATGATGTAGGGGATGAAGTTAAAGAGTTTAAGATAACACTAGAAAACTTAAACTGGAGACGGCAATGCATTAAAACTCAATGTCAAAATGATTTAAGGAAATTTCATCAAGAGTTTCCTACAACTGCTAGGGAGTCTTTTGTCACTACAGGGAGGAGCGTATTTAATATAGATACCCTTAGTAGCCTTGTTTTAGCCTCACAAAAAATACAAAGGGAGAGACCTTCAGAAGGATTTCATATACCTGTTCAGGCGTGGAAAGAGAGGGGAGGGGGAGAAAAATACATTATAGAGGCAATGGATGATGGGGAATTACAGGTATGGCAGAGACCGCAACCTAAAAAGGAATATAGAATAGGTGCAGACGTATCAGAGGGTATAGACGTAGGTAGGGATACAGATTGGAGTGTAGCTGTGGTATTAGATGCCTCAAATATGGATGAGGTAGCCACTATGAGGATAAAGATTGATCCAGATTTATTTGCATGGCAACTTGCAAGTTTGGGTAAATGGTACAATAATGCAAAATTGATTGTAGAAAGGAATAATCACGGATTAGTTACTCTAAAGTTCCTTTCAGACGTGCATTTATATCCAGATATATATTCAGAGAAGATACTAGACGAGAGATCAAGTCGTTCTGCCCGGAAGTTAGGGTTTCACACTACAGTAAAGTCAAAACCCCTAATTATTGATTATTTAAGGGAATTAATTAGGGAGAACGAAATAAAAATTAGAAGCCCCAAGGTTTTGGATGAGCTACAGACTTTTGTAAATCTCCCAAACGGAAAGATGGCGGCACAAGCTGGTTCACATGATGACTGCGTAATGGCTTTAGCTATGGCATGTTTCGGGTGTAAGATGTTTCCTGCAATGGCAGAATGGGATAAAGCAATCAGCAGACGACATTGGAAACCTGAATTGAAATTTTACCAACCGTCTCAACTATGAGCAACGTAATACAGGTTAATTTTGGTAAGGGGATTTTACCAGATGAAGATGAGTATGTTGAAGAGTTGCAACCTATATTAGAGGATATGGTTGAAGCATCCTGCAAGAATTATGGTGAAGAGTTGGGATGTATGATAATTGAGTCTTTATGCCTTTCTTTAGATAAGATCAGAGAAAAATTATCTGAACAGATTGAAAGTAAGAAAAAGTATATACTTACTATGGAGAATGGTGATATTATAGACCTGAATCTAGAAAAAGAATGAGTAGTCGCATTGTTCCAGCTTATGATGCTGGGCAGTTTGGTTTTGGTTTAGAGAATAATTTTGCTAATACTCCCATAATGGATAGGCTGTGGGAATATACTAACAAAGCAAGGGAAGACGCTGTAGATTATAAATACAGTCTAGCAGGGAATATTCATAGTAGTCTAGAACTAATTGATACAGACGATTGGTTTTATAAAAACGTGTTAAACCCCCTAATAAGGGAATATGAGGAGGTCTTCCGTAATGGGAAGGGGGTAGTAAATAGAAGATATTTTGGGCAAAAGAATGTTCCTTATATTTTAGAGTCATTTTGGGTAAATTTTCAGAAACAAAACGAATTTAACCCATTACATTGTCACGGAGGGCTTTATTCATTCGTAGTTTGGATGAAAATACCTTATGACTGGAGGGAACAGCATGAGATTCCTTTTATTAAATCAAGTGCTCATCCAATGGCTGGTAATTTTAAATTCGTGTATTCGGACATATCCGGCAGGATTGATTCATATGTGTATAAACTAGACCCCTCTTATGAAGGTATAATGATACTCTTCCCAGCAGAAATTAATCACCTAGTTTATCCTTTTTATAATACAGATGAGGAAAGAATATCTATCTCTGGGAATGTAGTATATGATATTTAAAACATGAGGATATTATTGATTTTAACAATTTTTTTATCATCTTGTGCAGGTATTGAAAGATTAGGTTATTGGGTTGATGATAAACCGCTTAGAGGAACAAGAGAAGCAACAAAATTCAATAAGCACCCCTATTGGCAATGCATAGATACTTTCTCAAGACACAATAAGGAGTGTTATTAATGGCAGAATATGAAAATGAGGAGCCTCAAGAATTAGCAGTTGAGGTTAAGGTAGAGGTAGTACAGGCAGACGTTGATGACTTTGCCAAAGTTATTCAAGAAAAATTTGAAGAGGCAAGGGATTATCGTAGAGATCATGAACAACATTGGTTGGAGGCATACGATGCGTACAGAGGAAAATACCCTTCAAAAATATCAAAGGCTCATGAATTGGCAAGCGAAAGGGGTATATTTGTCAATCAAACTAGGCGTAAAATTAATTCGGCGAAGATTAAGGTTAATACGCTACTATTTGAGGATGGGAAAGTACCGTTTAGCATTACGCCAAGCCGTAAGCCCCGGTTTTACCCTCCCGATATACAAGCACCACCAGACAGACCTGACATGCTTGAAGATGCGATTCTTGAACGCTCTAAACAGATGGAGTTTAAGATTCGTGACATACTTGAAAGAACTAACTATAACGAAGAAGTTCAACATGCTGTACACGAAATGTGTCTGTATGGGACGGGATGTACGAAGGGAGTGTCCCTTGAATATAAAAACTTTCCTGTCTACACTACGGTTACGACTCCAGACGATATGGTCGCAGTTGAGTCGTTCCTTGAACAAGAATTAATGCCAGCATGTAAGTTTGTCAGTATATGGAATGTGTTTCCATCTCCAGAGGCAATCAATGCTGAAGATGCAGATTATGTTATCCAAAGATCGTTCCTTAGTAAAATACAACTCAGAAAGCTCGCAAAAACAGCAGAGGGCTTTATTCCGGGTGCACTTGAACAAGTGCTTGAAGAAGAAATTGGCCTTGCACACGGATGGGACGACAGTGAACACCCTAAAAAGTATAATGAAACCTCAGCGACAAGATTAAAGAAGTTTGAGGTTTTAGAGTTTTGGGGTCGTTTAGACGGTAAGGATTTGGAGCCACATCTGCCAATTGATTCAGAGGACATCCCAGATGCTATCCCTGTTGTTATTACTGTTATTGGTGATAAAGTCGTTAAGATTGCTGAAAATCCTTTCGATGACACCCTACCTTTCCATTTCTGTAACTGGCAGAAGAATCCAGAGTCGATATGGGGTGACGGTATTTATTATGCAATAAGAGATGCACAAGCGATCCTAAACTTTTCATACGCAATGATGGTAGAAGGTAAGTCTTTATCAGCGGCCCCATTGACTGTCATTGATCCAAATGCATTTGAGCCGGGAACGGACACCGAACAGATATATCCGGGTAAACAGTTTCGTGTAAAACCCGGAGCTTCAGTCCGAGATTCCTTCCAATCAGTACAAATTCCAGACGTAACCAACGGTTTACTCCAAGTAATACAGCAACTTGAAAGAGAAGCAGACCTAGACTCAGGCCAGACCAGTATCGGTTATGGGGATATGTCACCTGCACAGACTAAGACAGCGACAGGGATGTCCATTCTTAATTCCAACGCAAACAGACAGACCGCAGATGTTGTAAGATCAGTTTCTTCAATGATCACCAAAAATATAGGAGCTATATATAGGTGGTTGATGGTAGACTCTACAGATATGTCTATTAAGGGAGATTATGAAGCAATATCAACAGGTTATGAGCAGTATGTAGCTAAGGAGGTACATAATACTCAATTGATTAATTTCTTACAGGTTGTAGGTCAGATGCCAGAGATAAAGCAGTATCTCAAACAGGAAGCATTTACAAGGCCATTGTTACGTGCGTTTAATATGGAGCCAGATAAGGTTGTAAAGACAGAGGAAGAAGTAACGCAAGAAATGCAAGCCCAACAACAAGCCCAACAACAACAAATGCAACAACAAGCTCAAGCGGCACAACAAGCGGCCCAAGAGCAAATGCAACAGCAAGCTATGATGGCTCAACAACAAACCCAGATGCAGACTCAATCAAGTATAGCTATTGAGCAGAATAAAGCTATGTTAGATGAGAAGCAGTCTATAGGAGAAGACCAGCGTAAACTTGTAATGCAGGAAAGATTAGAATTAGCTAAACAAGGTAATGTATTAAATCCTGCAAATTTAGAAAATTATAGTGTTCTATTACGTGAAGAATCTGAACAACAAACTGATATGGATTTAAATGCAGAGGAACAAGCAATAAATGAAGAAGAAACAGCTATAAGAGAAATGCAACAAGCACAAATGGCACAAGAAATGGCACCTCCTGAAGAAGAAATGCCACCTCAAGGAGAAATGCCGCAAGACCCAACACAAGCAGGGCCAGCACAAGAGAGACTACAGGGAGGCCCATCTGGAGAAGATATAAGAAGAAGGGAGTTTGCAGAAAATGCCCCAGAATGATATGTTAGGCATGTTATCCCAATCACCGGGATGGCAAATTTACAAAGAAATGATTGAAAAAAGAATACAAGATGCATATGATATAATAAAATCGAAACAATTAGTTGACCAAGAGTCAGTTTCAAGGCATAATGTATCTATCGGCAAAATCCAAGCATGGCAAGAAATGCTTGATATTGCAGAAAAAAATTAGAATCGCCTTTACACCGTAAGGAAGGGCTAATATTTAACCAATCCGTTTAATCGGGACATTGGAGGAGTTATGATTGAAGAAGAGGTACTCGATGAGGAAACTGAAGATACAGAAACCTCAGACGAAGAATTATGGAGTCAGGATGATGAAGTTGAAGGAGATTCAACCGAAGAAGGTACCCCTGAAGTAGAGGAAGAGGAAGAAGAACCCGAACCCGAAGCTGAGGAGCCTGAATCAGAAGACGATGAGACCGAAGACGATGAAGACCCTGAAGAACCACAGCATGATTATGAAGCTCGTTATAAGGATTTAGAGCGAGAATTTCATAAGAGGAATGAAGAATCTGCTAGATTACGTCAAGACTTTGATGAGCTTCGGCTCAGAGATGTCGAGAGAGAACAAGCACTTCAAAGGGTAAAACAAGGACTTTCAGAAACGGAAGCACCCCCTGCCGATCCCACAAGTGAGACTTTCTTTGATGACAATGACAAGCAGACAATGGAGGAGTTCTCTGAACTGTCTTCTACATTTCGCAAAATGATTCAGCATGAGATGGCTAAACAGGGTACAACCCTTCAAGAAGCTACCATACAGGCTCAACAGCGTTTAGATCAGTTAGAAGATCAGCACAAAGAACAGAATTATCAGAACTTCCTACAGTATCATGAAAATTATATGCATGAGAATGTAGGAGAGGATTACAGGGATATAGACAAAGATGCCGATTTTCAGGCATTTGTTCTTGGTAGTCCAGCCATGACAAAAATGATGACTGAGTCAACTGACCCGGTTGATCATGCCTCCGTTATGCAATTATTCCTATCAACCCAAGCGGGTCAAGATGCGTGGAGACCTCCTGAAGAAGAAGCTAAACCTTCTAAAACGAGTACTAAGCGACAGGCTAAAAGAGCGGCGGCGACTGGTCTTTTAGGTAATTCCGCACCCGTGAAAAACAAGAATTTGGACAATTTGTCCGATGATGAACTATGGGAAGCTATTCCCGAATAACAATTAAGATAGGAGTTAAATATGGCGGCATATGGAGGAACTGGAACCATTAGTGGATCATCTTATGGTGATTTATCCAAAAATGATGCTTTCACTATCCAGAAGAAGATGTTACCAATCGCCAAGCGATTGCTGACATTTGCGAAATTCGCACAAAAAGAAACCAAACCCCAGAAACAGGGTTTAGAAATTAGACACCGCAGGTATGAGCGTTTCCCAATCGTGGATACGCCGATTGCTGAAGGTGTTACACCGGACTTCTCAAGTCTTGAGCATACAACTTTAATGCACACGTTGAAGCAATACGGCTCATACGTGAACACTACTGATGTACAGCTTGCGGCGGCGGCAGACCCGGTATTAAAAATTATATCCGAAAGACAGGCTACTCAGGCTGGTGAGACTATTGACTTTCTCAGCTACAAAGTCTTTCGTGCTGGAACACAGGTTAAATATGTAGGAACTTCCGCATCTGGACGAGGTGATGTTGATTTCCACATTGGTAATAAAGCACCATCATTAGGTGCTCCCGGTGCTAATACACCAACCTTGGGTGCGATTCAAACAGCAATTCGTGCTCTTGAAAACAACGATGCAGGAAAACTTAAAGCTAAGTTAAAGGCATCCGTTGGTGTTGCTACAGAGCCAATCCGTGAATCGTATGTTGCGATTTGCCATCCTGACCTCCGTCAGGACGTTCAAGCACTCCCCGGATTTGTATCCGTAGAGAATTATTCTTCTCAAGGTGATGCAATTGAGGGTGAGATTGGTGGCGTAGAAGGTGTACGCTTCATTACTACAACTCAAGCAGTTCCATTTAAGGACGCTGGTGACACCGCTGGTGTTGCAAACTGCGTATCCACAAGTGGAGCAAAAGCTGATGTATACCCTGTACTTATTTTTGCAGAGGACGCAATTGGTTGTGCAACATTAGGTGGAATGGATTCACTCCGCTCTAAGGTTGTTATGCCTAAACCCGGCCCCGGTGATCCACTAGGACAGCGTGGTACGGTTGCGTGGGATACTTTCTATTCCTGTATCATCCTTCAAGACTTGTGGATGTACAGATTGGAAGTAGCCTGTACTAAACTTTCATAATTAAATAGCCCCTTCTAATGGGAGGGGTTTCACAATTAAATAAGGGAAACTTATGGATTCTTTAAAAACAAGAATTACTAACGCCCCACAAATGTCGGGGAGGAAGACAGTATCATTAGGAAGTTATACTTCCGTTGCTACTCATGCCGCAGTTAGTAATATTCTTATACCTTGGGGAGCTATCGTTATCGATACTCCAATTATCGTAACAACTGCTTTTAATCCAAGTGGTGCCTCACACGCTGAAACAGGTACAGTAGGAACATTGGCTCAGGCTGATGGATCAACCGTATCTGCCGATCCTAACGGTTTTATGGCAGGAGCGGCGGCAACAGCTAGTCTAAAGACTGTTGGTAAATTCCTCAGTTGTCGTGGTGGAACAGAGTCGCTCGGTGGAGCACTCTTAGGTACCAAGCCTTCTTACACAGTTAGTGAAACCTATTCATCTTCAGGTGAAAAGGTTGTTCCAGTAGTTCTGCAATGGACTCATGCTGGAGGAGTTGCTAGTGCCGGAGAGCTTATCTGGTGGGTTGAATATATCTATGATCCAAACATTGTTTGGGAACAAGCTAGTTTAGCCTAGTAGTATAATTCAGTAGTGGGTGGCTTTTGTCACCCACTTTTAACAACGGAGATTTAAGGAGAAAATATGTCCATAGCAGGTGGTTTATTACCAACAGAAAATTTACCCAATCAAAAAAGGCATGATAATTACGTTCCGGCAGGTGATGGTCGTTTTGTAGTTCTTCCTAACGGCATGAAAATGGCGGCTGAATGGAAAAAGGGTGATGAAGTTCCAGAGGGTCACGCTGTAATTAATATTGAGTACGGCAAGGATAATACGGAAATGGGGCCAGTTCCGGTGACACATGGAGATTGGACAATAGTGATACCAAGAGGAACAGACAGAGTTGTACCTCTTCAACATATGAACATACTGAATGATGCTATTACTACCGATTACTTCCAGAAGGATTTGTCACAGGGGCTTACACCAAGGACTAACAGGCGATTTAACTTTACAGTTAAGAAGTATCCTAAAACAGGACAAAAAGCAGGTGTCGAATTTGATGATAAGTCAGAACCAATAACAAAGGAAGATATAGAAGGTGCATTAGAGCGTCATGAGGTGATTGACCTTGACCAGAATTAATGAATCGAAAGCAAATAAGAGAACGTGCCGAAACCGCATTACAGGATACATCTAATAAGCATTGGTCTGATGGAGAATTAAATACATACATCGATGATGCTTGCAATGAATTTACACGGCGTGTAAGGTACCCTCAAGTAGAAGGTTACGCTACTAATGGATCGTCTGGAACTACTATAGGTGAAGCTACCAAAACAGGTACGCTTACTACCAATAGTAAAACCGCAACGATTACATTTAGTTCTGTACATGGATACGCAGAGGGCGATGCTATTAATGTTGCTGATGGTGCTCCTACTCAGTATATTGGGACATTCATTGTTTCTGTTCCATCTACAACTACTATAACCTACAAGATTTCAACTAGCGGTGCAGTAACCGATTCTAGCGTTACTGTGTTTAAAGTTGGCCCTAAATTTACAATCCCCAGCACAATTTCAGAGATAGTTTCTATCAGTATAGATGGTAGAGAACTGAATATCTTTACAGAATCTGAACTTAATGCCGCCGCATCTTCAAGCGGTAATAGGCATTTCATGCTGGAATCCTCAATGGGATTTCATCCCAATGCATTCTCCTCAGTAGTAGCTTCAACAGATAATACTCCTAGGTGGCGTGATCAAAACGGCCCTATAGAAGCCGCAGTCTTTAACAATAGAACATCGAACACATTTAGAATATATCCCCTTCCAAAAGATTTAAAAGATTTATATATAGATAAGGATGCAACAGCAAAGGTATTTCATTCCCTTAAGGTGCGTGGTGTTCCCAAGGATAGTACATTAGCAAGTGATACAACGGAGCCAAAGGTGAATGCGTATTGGCACGAGGGATTAGTATGGGGTACACTAGAGAGAGCATATTTAAAAGAATCACAGCAACGAAATACTGAGAAGTCAGGATTTTATAGACAGAAATTCATGGAAATTGTAGCTCAAGCAGGTACAATGGAAGGTATGACTTCTGGTGCCTTGTCAGAGGGCAGGAATCAGTCAGGTTTTGTGGTTAATAGGAGTTTGTAATGGTAGAAGAATTAGTAGAAGAAAGGGTAAAACCTAAAAAGAAGAAAACTAAGCCCACAGCTAAGGAGTTAAAAGAATCAAGAAAAACAATAGATTTTTGGAAAAAATCAAAAAAAGGGCCGGGTTACGTACCAGAAAAAAAGAAGCCTGTAGTAAAGAAGAAAAAACAGAAAATACCTCCCGAAGGGATAAGTCTTGGTAGTTCTTCAACAACTACATGGAAACAAACTCCAACGAGTTATGCTGTTGATACGAGAGAGCATAAGAAAAAATATAAGAAGTGGTTAAATAGTAAAAACAGGAATTGGGCTAATCGTCCAGTACGTCCACCACCAGTTGGTGCGGTTGCACAAGTGAAACGTAAAACTGATGGAAAAGGTAATTCTCAGTCAACTTTTAAAGGGCCGGGAGGAATGAAGCCTAAGTATATGGACTTGTATGGTAACTGGTTGGAAAAGAAAGATAAGGCTAAAGCTAAAAAAAGAAAAATTGGTGACGTAAGAAATCGTATTCTTAAAGGATTAAGGGAACAAAAACAAAAATAATGCCTTTCGCATCAGACAAACAGAGAAGATACTTGTACGCAAAAAAACCAAAAGTAGCTAAGAAGTTAGCAAAGAAACACAATAAGAAAGGCTTCTTGGGTTCAAGAGGGTTGTACTAATGGCCCATGAAGTAACGGAGACTGTAGAATTCGATGGCAGATATCATGTCAGACCTACTGTAGGAAAGAATAAAGGTAAGTCTCTCAAGGTCTTTGATACAGAAGAAGAAGCAAATAAATGGGCAGAGAAAAGGTCTAGGGAATATAAACCAACAATGGCAAAACGTGATTACAAGGACGAGTATAAAAAGTTTCAGAAACATAAGAGCGGTTACAGGGCAAAGCTAAACAAGTACAACCGCAAGAAGGGCACATACGGCAATAGGGATGGATTAGATGCATCTCATAAAGGAGGCAAAATAAAAGGGTTTGAACCACAGTCTAAGAATCGGGGTAGACGAGAAAAAAGTAGAATTGGCTTTTTAGAAAAGAGAGGATTATGAAATTAGGTAAAAGAAAGTGGATAAAAGGTGGTGCCCCTGAAAGAGGTGGCTTTGATGAGAATTTACTTAAATTTGGAGGCGGAGGAGGCCGAGGCGGTGGCAGGAGCAAGCCAAAAGCACCTTCCAAGAAAGCCAAGACCAATGTAAACAAAACTGGTAAGGCAGATTCAACAGCTTCTGGAGTAGAAGAAATGGGTGGACGTAGTGCTAAACTACAGTCAAGAAAATCAGGAGCAAACCTTGCTGGTAATGCAAGGCGTAAAATACCAAGAGGGGATTTAACACCACCTTCTGGATGGGGGCCGGGTATGGGGTCACCAGTTCCTAGACAAAAATTGTTACAGCGGCAAGCAAAGAAAGATGCAAAAGCACAGGAGAGAATAAAAAAAGAAAAAGTTAAAGAAAAAATAAGTGGTATGGTAAAGAGGGCAAAGAGAGATAAGGAGTTTGAAGCTAAAATTGGTAAGAAGGGGGTAGCAGAAGCTAAAAAAGCATACGAAGGTTTGTATGGTGGTTGGCTAACAAGTAGTCCGTAATAGAAGAAAATGAGTGCAGGAGTATACAATATTGAAATAGAACAAGGTGCTGATTTTGCATTAGCAGTAACTTATGCTGATTCCGCAGGTCTGGTTTTTGACCTGTCTTCAGGTTATACTGCAAAGATGAATATTAAAGAGTCATATCTTGATGCTGACCCAATTGATAGTTTAACTAATGCTTCTGGTGAGATTACACTAACTAATGGTATAGGGGCTTCAGTAGCAGGGACAATTTCAATAGATTCAAGTAAAACAGTAGTAACAGTAACGATAGGTTCGGGTGAACATGGCTTTGGTATAGGTGATGAAATAAATATTTCGGGTGCCGCTCCAGATGAATATAATGGCGTTTTTGAAGTAGTATCTATTCCAACGGCGGCAACCTTTACTTATGATGCAGTAGCAGGAGATACAATTACAGATACTTCAGTCAATTTTTATGAGATACAACCAAACATATCCGTGGATATTGGACATGGAACTACAGGGGCATATGACTTTAGTAACGCTTTTTATGACCTAGAAATATCCCAAGCAACAACAAATCAAAAGGTTTTAAGAGGGAAAGTAACCTTAGTAAGAGAGCTTAACTAATGGCAACAAATCGAGTAAAAGTAGCTACCCCCGGCCCCGCTGGTGTACCGGGTTTAACGTATGAGGGAGTGTGGCAAACCGGGCAAGTCTATCAAGTACGAGATTGTGTACGTTTTACAGATGGGAACCTGTACGTTGTAAATGTACAGCACACATCATCATCTTCTAATACACCACTTCTTAACGTAGAATTCTGGTCACTATTTATAAATGCAGACGATGCATTTCAATGGGCAACAAAGGCAAAGTATGCACTAATAGGGGATTCATTAGGTAATTCAGGATATAGTGCGCTCCATCAATCGGCAATGGCGCAGGATTGGGCAAAGCTCACTACCGATGCTGTAAGGAATGATGCGAATAATGCAGATGTAGGCTATAGCGCAAAAGCATGGGCGATAGGCGGAACTGAGGTAACAACCACAGCATCACGAGGAGCCGCAAAGGAGTGGGCGACAACTACAGGAGGATTTGTAGATACGGCAGAGTATTCTGCAAAAGAATATGCACAGGGTTCAGTTTTAGCGGCAGGAGGTTCAGCTAAAAACTGGGCACAACTAGCAACCACTCCATCAACAGTAGCTACAGATGCTTCTGCTAAAGAGTGGGCTATTGGTACATCTACACATAAAGGAGATGGTTCAGCAAAAACATGGTCAACTACAGGTAAGCATACAGTAGTACCCGGAACCTCTGTATATAGTGCTAAACACTATGCGGCAAAAGCAACAGACTGGGCATCTCTTACAACGGATGCAGTTACTAATGATGCTAATAATGCGGATGTTGATTATAGTGCAAAGGCTTGGGCAATAGGTGGTACAGAGGTAACAGCTACAGCCTCCAGAGGAGCGTCTAAAGAATGGGCAACAAAAACGAGTGCGGCTGTAGATACCTCAGAATTTAGTGCCAAAGCATATGCTATAGGTGGAACAGGTGTAACTACATCTTCAGGTAAGGGTGCCGCTAAAGAGTGGGCAACTACAACAAACGGAGCGGTAGATACTGCTGATTTCTCTGCTAAGGCATGGGCAATTGGTGGTACAGGAGTAACTGACACAGCCGCTAAAGGTGCCGCTAAGGAATGGGCTATTGAAGCAAGTGGAACAGTAGATGGTACCAGCTATTCATCTAAGGAATATGCACATGGAACTCAGGGTAGTACAGGCGGTTCATCAAAGGATTTTGCACAGAAGACAGATGGAGGAGTAAGTGGGGCTACCTCATTTCATTCTGCCAAAGCATGGGCTGTTGGAGGAACAGGAGTCACAACAACAGCTTCTAAAGGAGCGGCAAAGGAATGGGCCACTACTACAGGAGGTAAGGTAGATAGCAGTTCAGGTGATTATAGTTCAAAGGAATATGCAATAGGAACCACAGCTTCAACTGGAGGTTCAGCTAAAGATTGGGCTACCTACACAGCGGCAGATGTTCGTGGGGCAGGTACAGGCGATATGTCCTCTAAGGAATGGGCCGTTGGTATACTAGGTAGAGGAAATGCAGGAGAAGGATCATCTAAAGATTGGGCCACAAGAACAGGAGCTACCGTTGATAATGCAGGATATTCGGCACAGGAGTGGGCATTAGGTACAACAGTAGCGGCAGGTTCAGCTAAGGATTGGGCAATACAGGCAGAAGACTCTGTAGTAGACGGTGGATCGGGGTATTCAGCCTTACATCATGCGGCAAAATCATCTGCTTCTGCTACAGCGGCGGCGGCGAGTGAGACAGCGGCAAATGCTTCCGCAGATGCAGTAGCAAAGTATATGGATGCTTTTGATGATAAGTATCTTGGAGCAATGTCAGATAGTGCTACTCAAGGCACTAACCCTACCACAAACGGTACTTGGGCTAAGAACTCATCCTCTATTACAGTAGTCAGTAATACTAATATAAAAGTAGGTCAAGTTGTAACTGGAACAGGAATTCCCACCTCTCCAGCCCCTAATGTTTTATCCATCAACGGTACCACAGTAGTTATATCAGATAATATGGATGCGGCAGGATCAGCCGTAGCACTTACTTTTACAGGTTATGGTATATATGGTACTTTCAACGGCACAAAGGATGGCCCTGCAACGGACAATGACAATGGGGCACTAGCTGATGGAATGTTGTACTTCAATACTACAGACGATGTAATGAAGGTCTATGATGCAACAGCAGGAAACTGGAAACAACTACAACCAACCACAGCGGAACAAACAGCTATTAATACAGTATCGACTAATATTACAGATGTTAATACATTTGCAGTACGGTACCGAATAGCATCCTCCGCACCCTCATCTAGTTTAGATACAGGAGATTTATATTGGAATACTACATCAAATGAATTATTTGCCTACGGTGGAGGAGCATGGAATATAACAACTCCCAATGCCGCTAATCAAGCAAACATTGATATAGTCGCAGGAGAATTAATATATAAAGAGGATTTAGGACTTATTACAGGGACAGTTATTTCAACAACAGGAAACAATATAACTGATGTTGCTGATAACGAAACTAATATAAACGCAGTTGCTGGGAATATAGCGAATGTAGCGGCTGTAGGGGCAATAAGTTCAAATGTTACAACCGTTGCTGGAATAGCAAGTGACGTAACTGCGGTTGCAGGGGATGCTACTGATATCGGGGCGGTAGCCGCTAAAGCTACAGAGATAGGTAGACTTGGTACTGCTGATGCGGTGGCAGACATGGCAATACTTGGTACTACTGATATTGTAGCGGACATGGCGTTATTAGGGACAACGGCTTGTGTGGCAGACATGGCTATCTTAGGTACAACTGATTGTGTTGCTGATATGGCTATCCTAGGAACAGCAGATGTTGTAACAGATTTAAATACTTTAGGAACAGCGGATGTAGTAGCTGATCTGAATACCTTGGGTACAGCCGATGTAGTTAGCGACATGAATACGTTGGGTACCTCAAGCAATGTAACCAATATGAATACCCTTGCAGGTATTTCATCAAATATTACAACGGTAGCAGGTATATCAAGTGATGTGACTGCGGTTGCCGCAGATGCAACAGATATTGGAGCAGTAGCCGCTAAAGCAACTGAAATTGGTCGCTTAGGAACAGCCGATGCAGTAGCAGATATGGCTTTACTTGGGACTACTGCCTGTGTAGCAGATATGGCTATATTAGCTACTTCAGATATAGTAGCGGATATGGCAATATTAGGAACAGCGGATGTTGTAACAGATATGAATGTATTAGCTACTTCAGATGTAGTTGCCGATATGAATACATTAGCTACGGCTGATATAGTTGCTGATATGAATACGCTGGGAACTGCGGATGTTGTTGCTGATATGAACACATTAGCAACTGCCGATGTAGTGGCAGATATGAATACGTTAGGGACTGCTGATGTAGTAACCGACATGAATACATTGGGTACGGCGGATTGTGTATCTGATATGAATACACTAGGGACATCCCAAAATGTGACTAATATGAATACATTGGCAGGGATAAGTGCTAATATAACTACAGTAGCAGGAGTATCAGCAAATGTTACAACAGTCGCAAATAGTATAGCAGATGTAAACCGTTATGCGGCTGAATATACAATAGCCGCATCTGCACCCGGATCACCAAGTGAAGGTGATTTGTGGTACGATAGTACTAATAACGTATTAAAATATCATACAGGTTCTGCGTTTGCGGCAATAGCCGCTGGTATCGGAGAAGTATCAGATGATACTAGTCCAACACTAGGCGGTGCCCTTGATGCAGATGGCAATAATATTACCAATGTTGCTACAATTAGCGGCGCAAACTTAAACATAGATTTCGGGAGTATAGCATAAGGAGTAAAAATGGCGAAACAATTACAAATACGGCGTGGAACTACTGCACAACACGCTACTTTTACAGGGTTGGTTGGAGAATTATCTGTAGACACAGATACTGACCAGCTTCGTGTCCACGATGGTTCAACTGCCGGAGGTATATTACAGGGGCCACCACTTGGTACTATAATTGCTGTAGCCTCTGGAATAACTGGAGCATATACCCTTCCATCAACAGGTGCAGTAGGAGTAGGTGGTTGGCAACTATGCGATGGTGCAAGCATTCCGGGTGCGGCTACCTTAAGTGGTAACGCTCCTACATTAAATGATGGGAGATTTTTACGAGGACATACACATGGGAACGTAGGGTCTACAGGTGGTGCAGATACGGTAACAATATCAGAAGCTCAACTACCTTCCCACACTCACTCTGGAAGTACATCCTCACAAAGTTCATCAACTTCAGGTGGGCCTAGTAATAACACTACAGGCACTGTATCATCAAACCACACCCATAACAGTGGTAGTAATACAGGCGGTCACCAACATGGTAACTACAACACGACTGGTTTTGGTGGTTACGGTGGAAGTGGTATTAATGGATATTCATGGGGTAACCAACGAACTTTAGTTGCAAACAATGGTGCTCACCATCATGGAAATACAGGAAACTTTAGTGCTAACCACACCCACGCAATGCAGAGCCACACCCACAGTTATTCCCACACACACGGAATATCAATTGGTAGTACAGGTTCAGGGAGTGCAGTTACTATTACCCCAAAGTACTTAAATGTGGTATATTTGATACGAGTACAATAATTAACTTCTAAGAGAAAGAGATAAAATGGCTATAAAAAACTATATTGCAACCGACACTTACAGCGTTGTGGATAACATCCGACTAAACAGAGCAGAGAAAACATTAGATTTTTCTGTAACTGTTTATGCAGATTCTTCTAAGGAAATAGAAGAAACAAAACAGGAGTATATGGTGGATGGACATACTCCCACACCTTCTAGCATTGAAGCTGTTGTGGATGCTGATCCAGCCGCAGTTGACGGCGATGTAGATGCCGCAACAATACCTGTATACCTTTCTTCAAGTAAACATACTGACCCAGCATGTCTATTAACATGTTCAGAAAATGGCGGTAAGAACTTCGATTATGATGACGGTGCCGCCGTAGGAACAGAGCCTAATTCTTCAACATGGGTATGGCAACCGATAAGTGCAACTGAAGAGTATTACAAAGATAAGGCAGGTCAACATTGGTATGTTCCTCATGATAAAGGTACAGTAACTAAATGTAGCGCACCTTTTACCAGTACAGATTTTGATACTTGGTTTGGTGTTGACACTATAAATAAGGATGATACAAACTTGGTAAAACAATGTTATTTATATATCAAGTCCCTTTCCTTATTTGCTAATGTAAAGGATGCATAATAAAACTTATTATTTCCGTTGGAAATATAAATACTTCTGGCATAAATTAAAAGTAATGGGCCATAAGTACGAAGAGGATCAAAACAAGATGGTTCTTTTCATTCCAGATGGTGGGATCAGAGAAATTGCTCGCTGGTCTAGCTGTGAGTGTAGCCTAGGGGTAGATTGGGCCTTAGCGACAAAAGAGCAAATAAAAGAAGAAGCAGGACAATAAGGAGGAAAAATGACACAAAAGTATTTAGTAACGGAGACTCACAAGGGTAACCTGAGCTAATAAGGTCTTATCCTTATTCTGCGTAGAAAATTTATAGCTCTTGCTATTTTAGCAGGGGTAACTGTACTTCCTGAGCCTATCTCTGCAACTTTACTGAGATGGAGGCCAGTTGATTACCATCCACGATTTAGGTGTAAGTGTGGGTGTAAAACCTGTAAAATGGATAAAGACTTTTTAGACAGGTTCCAAAAGATAAGATCAGAATGGTATAGAATAACAGGAAAAGATTTAATAAAATCAATAAGTTCAGGATATAGATGCCCTTCTCACAACCGAAGGGTTTCAAAATATGCATCGAAAATTGATGGGTCAGGGCCACATACAAAGGGGAAGGCAGTTGATATAAAAGTCTCAGGGAAGGATGCAACACGACTTTTTAGAATTGCTAAGAAACACATGAGTGGCATTGGCTACAACTTAAAAGGTAGAAACCGCTCTCATTTTCTCCATGTGGATTCACTAACACCTGAAGAGGCAGATAGACCAGCGGTATGGAGTTACAGATAAAAATATTAATTATAGTATTATTGGCATTATTAACTGGGTGTGTAAGTAAACCTCAGCCAGAAATTGAGAAGAAAATATACTCAAATAATTTTACCACATTAGAAATACGGTCATACTGGACATTATGTCAACAGGCCTTTTTACAGAAAAATCCTTATACTCCTGTGCCTGTTCTTATAAAACATTGTGACTGCTATTCTGATTATGTTAGGAGAACATATAAGGATGCAAAAGAACTTGAATATAAGTCTGTTGAATCTTTTAAAAACCTAACAAAGAACTTAATAATCGAGTGCAATATGAAACTTCAGCAGGAACAGGCACTCGCTGATCCTGCATCATTATAATGGAGACAACATGGCAGAAGAACAAAAACAAGAATACACGGTTTATACTTTCAATTGGAAGGAACAGAAAGGAGAATGGCAACATCTAGAGGTTATAGGACATAAATACTATGAGGACACTAATAGGATGGTCTTATATAAGGAAGATGGAGGTATATTTGAAATTCCACGTTGGAATGAAAATTACTCTAATCTTGGAGTCGATTGGGCTAATAAAGTAAAATTACAATACGAGGAAGAATTAGCTAAAAACCCCAAAGATAAGGAGGAACCCGATGAACTCAAAGGAAATAATTGACTTAGTCCAAAATTTAGGAGCACCAATTGTTTACAGTTTACTAGCTTTATGGTTTATTAAATTTCAATTTGTAAAGGCAGAGGATGCGGCTACAAGAGGAAGAGAAGAGAGGCAAAGGATTATAGACGATTTTACCAAGAGGGATTCAGACAATGATGCGAGAGTATTTGCGTTAGCACAACAAAGTAATGATGCTATTAATAAAATGGCGGCGAGCTTAGAGGCTAACACAAAATCTATGGACAACTTACTTAATCAAATAACAAACCAAACATAGAGATATGTCAGTTAATGAGAAAGTTCAATTAATTAGGTTTTATGCTAGGTTTGCTATTGCAATAGTTGCAATGACAATCTTTAGCTACATAGTTCACATGATGTTAGTAGCTAGTGATGAAATGACTTCATCCTCCAAAGACCTACTAAACATTTTGATTGGGGCGTTCATCCCCATTTTAGCTGGTATAGCTAAGTTCTATTTTGAATCAGGCGGTGATCTTCACCAAGAACCAGAAGATAAGTTACTGCCTCCACCTAAACCAACAAACGGAGAAGAAGATGAATCCAGCTTTACTAATTAATGTTATTCAAAGTTTAGTAGTAGACAAGGCACAAGACTTGGCAGTCGAGCATGTGCAAAAGGCTATAAATGAAAATCTTAGTGAGAAGCAGATGATGTTATTGGATGCTGTGGTCGAGGAAATGCCAGATAATCCATTCAAGTCTATGAAAGAATTATTTAGCTGATGCAATTAAGTAAGAACTTTGCACTACGAGAACTAACCGCTAGTCAGACAGCTATAAGAAAGGGGATAGATAACAGCCCTAATCAAGAACAACTGATTAACTTGGCTGTACTGACAGCAAAGATACTTCAACCCTGTAGAGATAAGTTTGGCCCTATTAATATTAATTCAGGGCTGAGGGTGTTAGCTTTAAACCGTGCAATAGGTTCAGGAGATAAGAGCCAGCATACTAAGGGAGAAGCGGCTGATTTTGAAACTAGTTCAGTCAGTAACTATAAACTAGCAGATTGGATAGAAGCAAATTTAGAGTTTGACCAGTTAATCTTAGAATATCCGGGTAAAGACCCAAGAGACGGATGGGTACATTGTTCATTTAATAGATTAGGCAATAGAGGACAAATATTAACTGCGGTCAAGGAAAAGGGCAAAACATTGTACAAAAAAGGGCTACGTACTAATGGCTAAGAAGAAGGCTAGAACTGGGAACGGCAATCCCTACAGGGATAAACGGAAACTAAAAGAAAAGAATAGAGAACAATGAGTACACTAAAAGTAAATGAAATCCGTCACATTAGTAATACAGGTACAGCTAATTTAGTACTTGAATCTAATGAAAATACTAACCTTCAAACCACAAGTACAAAGGGGTTAACTGTAGATGGTACATTAACTGTCTCTGGCGTAGCCACCTTAAATGGTAACTCAGTAATAGGCAACGCTTCTACAGACACACTTACCTTAACTTCTACCGTTAGTGGTTTTAATAATTTCTCTGGATTTACTGGTGAAATACGGATGTATGCAGGTAATGCCGCTGGGAATGCCCCTCCTACTGGATGGTTATATTGTAACGGTGATACCATAAGTGAAACCTCTGGTAATGGAGGTACTCACTATAACTCAGATGGCAAGGGTAATGATTATCAATCGCTTTTTAATTTACTGAAAGCAACAAGTGATTTTGGTAATTCAAGTTCAGCCGCATGGGGAACAAACACAGTAAAGGTTCCTGATTTCAGATCAAGGTCACCAGTAGGTGTGGGAACAGGAGCGGCTACTTCGATAGGTAATGGCGCAGATAGTGCCGCCCTCTCTGTAAGAACATTAGGCGATACAACTGGTGCAGAAAACCACGTTTTAACTACAGCACAAATTCCTGCCCACTTACACGGTGCAACTAGTCAGGATAGCGCTACAGGTGCTACAGCGTCATTAGCGGCTATTACTGCTAATGTACCAGACCACGTACACGCATATGCTCACACACACGGTACCCCAGCAACTGATACTGGAGGAGTTAGCACAGCTAATACAGGCGCTGGTTCACCTCACAACCATGATAATGGTGATTTTGATAAGCTGATGAAGAGAGACGGTCAGCACACAATGGCGGCCTTTGATTCTTCTCCTGATGAGCCTAGTCTTAGTAGATGTGCTGATATACTACCTGAGTCTACTCACACTCACCCCATGCCCCATACGCATGAATTACCAGCTATGACAACAAATAGTCAGAGTACAACGAATACAACAACAACGACCAACACTGCTATAACATTTAATAGCCCTGCAATAACAATTGCTAATGACTCTCACTCACATACAATAACCACAACAAATACAGGTGGGGGAACAGCGCATAATAATCTATCACCAATAATCGCAGTCAATTACATTATAAAAGTTTGATGAATGGCTTTAGACAGACAAACAGATTTTACTGGAGGCTTGAACACACGGATACCAGCGCACAAATTGCCAGAGAATATGGTGCAAGCCGCAACCAATGTGGATTTTTCTCATGGAGATATACGGCCTGACACAGGTATAGGAGGAGACGGAGGCGGTAAGCAATTCTACTATGAAAAAGGATTATCTTGGGTTAGCACGGACGGAGTAGGTGGTCAAACCTCATATCCAATAACTGTAATACAAGCAGGAGCTTCAAGTACAGTAGCAAGTAATACAGATTTAGGTAACCCCCTTTTTATCAAAGAAACAGGTATCTACCAAATAGGTACAACTCCTACCTTTACTGTTAATACAGGAACAAATGTAATTACCACAAGTACCGCCCACGGACTAGCTGATGTTGATCCTAATAATATTATAAGATTTACTTCAACAGGAACCCTCCCTGCTGGTTTATCAGTAGATACAGATTACTACGTTCTTACAACCCCTTCTTCAACTACCCTCACGGTATCTTCAGCAAACGAAGGCTCTATTGTTAATATTACAAACACAGGTTCAGGGACACACTCTGTAGAAGTAATAGTTTCAATCAATGACACAGAATTAAGTCTTGGTTCTGTTTCCTCATTTGCAGAGTACAGCGATGATTTGTATATGGGCCGAGATTCCTTCTCAATTACAGCCACTACTGTTACAAGTGGATCAACTGCGGTTCAACTTACTGCGGCTGATGCTGTTAAAGTTATGGTGAATGATAAGTTTACTGGTACAGGGATTGCTAAAGATACAACCATAGAATCTATAAACTATGGAACTAGTATTGTTACACTTAATAAAGTAGCAACTGCAAGTGGTTCAAGTGTTTCTCTTACGGTACATACTGCCCCAGTAAGATTAATAGATGGGATACTAGGTAATGTATACCCACTAGAAGTTCCAAGACCAGACCCTACCTTTGTATCCGTTGATGACTTACCAGATAATAGACCTGCAAATATAACAAGTCACCACTCCAAAGCATTCCGCACAGAAAACTTTCCTATACCTTTTCAGTATGGTATAGCCAGATTTGATGAAGCTACTGGTGTAGAGGGAGGAATATCAAAACTTTCATCTACAGATTTAAGTGTGGGTAATATTGGTAATGATGCAAATAGTGTAAACATACCAATAATAGTAAAACACAAGATTGGAAAGAAAGACGCAAACTCTCAACTTTATGGTAAGTTTGCTTTATATCGTGTAGGAGGAACATCAACTGTAGTAAAGAAGGTAGAAGATATATATCTTACCTCTGAAACTGATGGAACCCCACTATCTGTAGATGTAGCCACGAGTACTAATGATATAGCTGTTCAGGTAGCTGGAAAACCAACTGGAGCAGAATGGAAGGTTAAGTGGTTCGGATATGGAGATGGAACCGCACGAAGGGCGTACTCTTCAAAGTCAATTTCCAGTATCACTATTGGAGGAACAAATAACAGTTACTCTTCCGCTCCAACTGTAACGATAGCGGCCCCCTCTGGTTCAGGAGGGAAACAGGCCACAGCTACCGCAGTTTTAACAGGAGCCTCAGTTTCTAATATTATTATTACAGAAAAAGGAAGTGGGTATGAATCAGTACCTACTGTTACAATCACAGGTAATTGTACTGGTACTGCGGTAGTCGAACCAGTTAGTTATCAAGGGGAAACTTCTTTTTTTTCTGATGTAAGCACAGTACATAAATTATATGGAGGTAGTGCCTCTCACAATATAGACCTTCACTTTGTAGTTAAATTCACATCAGATGCTATAGATACTGTAACAGGCTCACCATATAGTGATGATACAAGGGAATATATATTTGCCAGTACCAACGTGGATGCAACAACCGTTACAGGCGATGACGGAGTCGGGTCTCATGATGGGTGTGGTTCTTACATAGACTTTATTCCTCCACGAGCATTAATAGAGATAGAGCCTATAAGTGATCCATCCGTTATTCCGTATAACCTACAGTATCTTACTGAATTTAATAACTTTTTTCTAGGGGCTGTGGATAAGAGGTTGTACATAAGTAATTATGCAAGCCCTAATAACTTTTCAATAGATGGATATTTAGACTTTGATGCCCAAATTACAGGAATAATATCAAGAGGAGGAGAAGCGGCTGTCTTTACTGAATATAGTGTGTTCCGTGTATATGGTAATGCTCATAATGAAATGAGAAAAGTACAGGTACCAACTGTACATGGTTGTCCTGTAGGAGCGAGTAAGACAATTGCTAAAATCAAGGATTCAATAATGTATGTTTCTCATTCTGGGTTATGTTTTTTTGATGGAAGAAATGTGACTGTATTAACAGATAGACTTCTTCAATCCTTTACAAAACCAAGTGCAACCTTTTCAGAGAATGTAGCTGGGGTCGTAAATGATACATATTATCTACTAGCCCCTGCAAGTGATGGTTGGAAAGTTGATATGAGGGATACCCCTAAAATTTGTGTTACAACAAACAAAGCAACTAACTTACATTACAGGGGTGTAAACAATAAATTATATTCTGAGGCTGGTTATATAGGTGGGGCACTTACAGCTAATAAATTTTCATTTGAAACTAGGGATTTTACTGGTGGTAATATTACCGCAGAAAAGGCATACTATACAGTATACGTAACAGGTTCAGACTTTTCTGGCACTGTCAATATTAAATGTGACGGTTCATTAATAGACACATATAGTTACCCCTCAGTTATCCCTGAATTTAATAGAGCACTCTCTATATCTTCAGCGAAGGTGGCAAATAGGGCTAGTATTGAGTTTGTTAATTGTACAGGTAAGATAGCGTCCGTTTCAATCAAGTATGATAATCTTGCAGAACAACAAAAGAAAAGATTTAACTTTGTTACCTTAACTTACACAGGAACGCCAACCGTGCTTGTTAAGGTAGATTCAGTTGAAAAAATAAGTGCCACAACCTTAAACGACCCCGGAACAGGTAATACAGGAACAGCAATTCTTTACTTTCCGGCAATGACAGAAGGGCATATACCTCATATTACTACAGATGAAACAGAAACAAGTCGAATTTCTGGTTCAGTTTTTGATGCGGAGGTTATATAATGGCAGTAATACCAAGTACAGGAATGTCAGACTCAGACATTTATTTTAATATAGAGGATGAAGTTCTTAGAGAAACATTAAGGCAATTGTTTGACAATACAAGAAAACTTAATGATAAAATTGAAACCTTAATAAGCCGTGTAGAAAAACTTGAAGAAGTAGAAATTGTTCAGGCGGCAGAAATATCGCTCCAGCTTGGGACAATCGCATGATAAAAGAAAGACAAGTATTTCAGGCATTATTAATAGAATATCTAGGGAAGCCTACAATTAAGGTTACAATAGATGGCAATAACATTTTGTCACCAACAGGAAAGACGCTACCGGAACATCTTGTACGACAGACAAGGAGAATATCTCTACCTAAAGGAGCACATGGATATGTAGCTCAGATGACTTCTGACTTAACAGATATAACACGATACCAGTTTGAAGCACAACCAGAGGGGAGTTTTAAGGATAATACATTATTCCATTACTATGAAATAACTTTTAATAAAAATATACAAATTAAAATGTTCATGGACGAAGAGTCAGTAAAACCAAATAACAACATTGACAAAACTGTTTCTCTAATACCAAGAAATGGAAGGAATCAAGATACAATAAAGGTTTATTTCCCTCCCCTGACTTATGGGTATATCCCCCATCTTGAACAAGTTATATCTTCTGTTCAGAAAGGTCAAATTCTATCCTCAAGACCAGTGGCACTGCCAGTTAAATATTACAAAGGGCTTAAGTCACACACAGAATACCAAGTCACTTATCAAGGAGAGGTGGAGTTAGCCCTTTTTATGGACGGCGAGCAACTATCTAAAGAGTGGCTTCCAGAAGTAGTAATACCACAAGATGGAGGGTATAAGACACATAAGGACTATTTTCCTGCTAACTCATCTGGTCAGGTACTCCAATGGATACAGACGGATGGAGATGGAGATATAGCATTATTAGAAACAGATCAGACTCTATTAGATGTGGAGCAACCTCAACAACCTACACCACAGGGGCAGTAATATGATGAAAAGAGAACCGGGATTTATGGGATTGGCAAAACGTAATGCCAAGAAAAAACCAATATCACCAGAACAACAACAGTTCCGTCAACAATTGGGACAGGAGATGCAAGCAGACCAAGCACAAGAACAGGGTATGGTGGATAAGATGTCTGCATATAATCGTATGCAACAAGATAAGCAGAGGATGATGGAAATACCAAAAGAGTATGAACCTTCTCAAGGTGGTGAAATGGAAACATTAGCATATGTTAATCCTGAAGAGATGCAGATGCTAAGAGAAGCAGGTGGTTCTGGTGAAATGACTGAGTATGGTGTGCCTAGTTTTGCTAGACCTGAAAATTATAAAGGGCCGAAGACAAGGAAAACGAGTTCACCAAAGAAATACGGATCAACAAATTTAGGAACAGGGAATAGAAAGGCAAATAGAGGAGACAAGAGTAATATGTCAAGAGGTGGAGGATGGTCGCATGGAGGGCCGGGATCGGATGAAGGTGCTGGTGCCGCATACAAAAGAAGCCAAGCACAAGCGGCTAATGCCGCAAGAGGGCCGGGAAGGGCTGGTTTTAGTACTGTAGGAGGCGGCGGAGGCGGCTCTCAATACAAAACAGGTAGCGCACATGGAGATGCTGTAGCGGCTAGAGGCGGTGAGAGTGGTGGAACTGGAGGAACACATCCAACTGGGCCTCCACCCGGAGTATCTCAAGCTCAGTATAACCAGTTACAACGACAGTATGATGAATATAAAGGGGGTGAAGCGGCGAGACAGAAAGAAGCCGCAGATAGGAGGATGCAAAATTATCGCAAGTCTGAAAGGGCTAAAAGACTTGGAGAATATGAAGGATATAAAGGAGAAGCTAAAGGTCTTGGTGCTGAAGCTAAAGGTGTAACTGGTGAGTTTGGTAAAGATGCAACAAAACTGGCAGGGTATCAATCTAAATTTGATACAATGGCAGGAGAGGCAAAGACTAGAGGAGATGAAGGAGAAAAGTTTCTTCAAGGAGAAGGTATAAAATATACAGATGCGGCAGGTAAAGGTGCAGAAGCTCTTAAAGGAATAGGTGAAGGATATAAGGGGGTAACTGGTCAGGGCATGGTAGATGCCGCTAAAGCTGGTCAGGAAGGTTTTGAAGCGGGAGCTAAAGATTTAGGTGAAGTTAGGGAACAGTTTGGTCAAGAAGGATTCCAAAAGGATGTAGGAGGATATGAAAGCCAGATAGCAGGGTTA